GTTTCGGTTATTGCTTCATACCCAAAACCAGCGCTTACATTTGTAACTCCATCAAACCACCTACTAGCAGGTCCTAAATAATCATTAAGTTGTGTTACATTAACAATTGGTGCATTTACAGCGTGACTATTTAATAGCGGTGTAATACCTATTACAAGGTTATTTATAGAGCTTATAACTACGGTTTCTGAGTTAGTTGAGTTATTAGCGTCCAGCATTAAACTCATTCCTACTTGCCAGTCCGGGCCTACCCTATTTAGCGTTAATGTTGTACCACCTACATTAGCAATTACTTGTAAACTTTCAGGCGCTTGTATCGCCAAAGCTCTTACAACTCTTGCTAGATCTGTATATAAAATTGTAGATCTCATTTATCTCACCTACTTTTTAGCCTTACTCTTTGTATCACTTTTTGGTTCTACATCTATTTTGCGTAGTTCTTTTATAGTTTTATCTGCTATTGGTGTTGTAACTGTTGACCAGCCAGGAAAACCTAAAAAATGTTTTGCTGTTTCTTCTGGTACTTCTACAATTCCATCTACTACTTTAATTTCTTTGTTTTTGTGAACTATTTTATTTATAAACTTGTTTACATTTTGTATAAACATATGATTTTTCTCCTTTAAAAAATGGGGTACCCACTAACCTCTATCTAGTGAGTACCCTGATTTCAAAACTGTATTTTAAAGATTTCCTACATTTTGAAGCATAAAGAAAGCTCCTGGGAAGTAATTCTTGAAAGCAGCCTGACATCTAACTTCAAAATCATATCTAGGACCACCTGAAACTCCTGTACCTCTGTTAATTGCATATTCTATCTGTTGATATTCTAATTGAGTTTCTACTTCCATTACATTAGATACTTTATTGTTAGGATATGGAAGTGATTCAGTTAATCCTAATATAGTTCCTTGTGGTAAGAAAGGATGAACTTCAATAGGAATTGAAACACCGTTCATAGCTTTATTTACATAACTAGAAACGATCTGACCACCTATTACGTTTTGTCTTTCTCCGATTGCGTCTGGTGCATACATTGTAAATGCTCCACCTGAAGCTACCATCTTATTACTTGCATTGATTCTGTCTGTTGCGTTCATAAGAATTTTAGTAGGTGTAACTCTGGCATTATTCCATAAATACATAAGTGCTGCGTCTATTTCGTTTATTGTGCCATTGTTTCCAGTCATTGCAGCGCCATTCAATGAATTAAGATAAGCTCCACCGTTTGTACCTGTTCCATTTTGTACAAATTGACCATTCAAATAATCTCCGGCAAGTGTAGCAATAATACCATTATAAGCGTTTAAATCATCTGAAGAATCCCCACCGGTAGTAACCATTGCTGAATTTGTAGTAGGTGTAAATACTCCTAGAGCTGTGTAATATCCTGGCATAGCAGCCCCACCATAAATTATACCTGTAGTTGCTGAAGCTGAAGCTGGCGTATGATTAAGTACAATTATATTAACTGTAGTTGAACCATAATAATAAAGTGTTGATCCTGAAACTCCTACATACCAATCATATAGGCAAGCTCCTTTTACGTAATTTGCTGTTGCTGTTACTGCATTTGTTGATCCAGAAAGAGGTCCTACTGAAGCTGCTACACTAGGTAATGAACTTTGACCATCATAATAACCCTGCATAGTACGAGCGCAAACTGCAACGCCTAAAGTAATAGCTCCAATAGTACCACCTGTAGCTGCATTAACAAGCGTTGGTGTTACTGGTGTTCCTAGTGAGAAGTTTTGACCTCCCATTAATACTATTTCTTCCTGTTCCATTAAAGCATAAAGTGTGTTAACTCCTGCTGTTGCTCTTAAATCCTGGTATCCTTGTGCTTGAATCTGAGCGTCATATTGAACAGTATCACCTAGCGCGATTATTTTATAAGGGCTAGAAAAATCTTTTTCACTTGTAGAAAGTGTATTACCTGCAAAACCAAAACCTGTTGTAGCTCTAGCGTTTGTAGTATTAATTCCCATTATTCCTTTCCATTGTGCACTCTTAGATCCGATTGGTGCTTTAGTTCTTGGAATTTCATTTCTAAGTGGTGAAAGTACAGGGAATAAACTTTTACTAGGTGCTTCTAAGTCAATACCTGTAATTCCTGTAGCGTTTGTATAACCCTGTGTTACTGCGTCTTTAGCTAGTGATACGGCTGCGTCTTTCTGCATTGCGATTGTGTTTTTTGTTACCTCTGCAATATTTGGCATTATTATCTCGCTCCTTGATTACTCATATTTTGTTTCATTCTTCTCATTGCTATTTCTTGACCTATCTTATCTTTTAGCATTGGATCTTTTGTTTCCCCCATAAATTTCTGAAGTACGGAATCATCTGTTGAACCTAAATTATTATTGCCTTTTAACATTTTAAGTACATCTGGTGCCCCACCATTTAAAATAGTGTTGTTGTTTACAGGTGTTTCATGTATTTCTTTTACTAAAACTGAAACAGCCTCTAAACTATCAGACATTTTCTTAAAATCTTCTTGTGAAGTTATACCTTTAAATAAAGCTTCAATTTTATTTTGTGATCCTATAATAGCTTCATTAATGGATTTACTAAATTCATTTACCCCATCAATACCTTTCTGTAGAGATCCCATTGATACTTTTAAAGCTTCATCTGGTACTATTGGTTGTATTGCTGGTGCTTTAACTTCTCTATCTTCAAGAGCTGCTTTAATATATTCTTGTGCTTTTACCATATTTTCTGTTCTAATCTTTGATAATTTTTCTGTTTCTAGTGTTTCTACATTTTTCTTTACTTCAGCAAGCATGGACTTGAAAGTTGCTGTTTCTGCTGCTGCTATATCTGCTGCTGCTCCTGCTACATCAAGTGATAAGCCACCTTGACCAAACGTACCCGCTCCTAAATCTAAGCTTGTGGTAGCTGCTGGTGCTGGTGTTTGTGTTGAAAGTGCGTCTTTCTTAAACATTCCTTTAAGTATTTTAAATTGATCTTCAGAAATACCTAAAGCTTTACAAGCGCTGGCGCAATCTGCGTCTGGATCTGCTGCTGGATCACCTGTATTTTTTGGATCTGCTGCGGCTAGCTTTTCTTTTGCTAATCTAGCTTTTTTCTGTTCAGGTGTTTCAGGTACCTTTGCTGCTTTAGGTTTTGCTGATTTTTCTATAATTTTTTTTGGATCTTCTACTATTTCTGCTGCTTCTTTACTCATTAATCTCTCTGCCTCCTTATTTAATTTGCTATTGTCCTTATTCCAGGGACCATCTGCTTTATTAATTACATTTACTATATCGGCACCCTCACAACAAGGATTGTCAACTAAGGAAAATTCTGCTAATTGAGGTATAAACCTAAATGCTTTAGCGGCTGAATCATACCAACGTTTAGCATAATTTCCGGCTATAGAAAAGGCGCTTAAAATTCCTTCATCTATATCTTTAATAATATCTGGCTTAGTTGGTGGAATATACGCACCTACCCATATTGCTTTTGCTACCTGGTCATTACCTTTTTCATCCTTTATAGTTGTTTCGGTTGGTTCATAATGAATCATCTTACCCGCTGTAATAGGTTGGTGCATTAATCTAACATTCCCTAGTGATTTTCCAGCGGTTCTTTTAGCAACTTCTTCACTCCATGTTCCAAAGGCTTTGGCTGTACCTTCTGCGTCTGCTATTTCGCCTGACTTGTCCTTACGTTCAACGGTGGCATAGCCCCAAACTTCCCTCCCACCATCCTCTGTTTTAGAGACTTTAGCAAAAGGGGCCGTCATAGATTTTTTATCCATGTAATCACCTCCTACGGTGTAGTTTTTTATATTAAAAAAGCACTCCTATTAAAGAAGTGCTTTTTTGTAAACTATTTAAAATTTTTACAGATTTGAAATTGTTCTAATTTTCGAGGATTAATTTCTGTATTTATGTGAACGTCGGGAACATAAGTTAATGCCTCTGCCACCGCATAAGATCCATTTGGATTCTTTTGCTGAGTAGTAACCTGAACTATACAACCACTAAATACATTACATACCTTAGTTGACTTCATCCAGCCTTGATCTTTGCTTGAAGCCTTACATAGTAAAGCAAATGTATCACCATTACCATATATTTTTAGATCACTTATATTCTTTTTTGCGCCTTTAACTTCGGAAATATCTAACATTTTTTCTTGCATTATTATTTTATACCTCCTACTGCTGTCTGCAATAAGAAACCTAATAAGAACCAAACTTTATTTTTGATCTTATCTAAACAAACTTCTCCGCCTATTTTCTCTGAATAATTTTCTTTATCAACGCAAGCGCTGGATTCAATAATTTCAAAACCATTTACTAATATAACTCTTACAAGTGTAGTTTTATTTCCAATAGTGGAAACATGAACTTCTTTTATGAAGTCATTAACCATTTCCTGATATATTGAAACATCACTTTTAGTAAGTATTGGATTAGATCTTACTTTTAAATAAGCACTTTCAAATACTTCTTTAGGCGACCATGAAATATAAGTATCAGAATACTTAACTTTATATCCTGCTCTTAAAGGATCTTCATTTTTAGGTATTTTCCAACCTTGAAATTTATTATAATCTCCTAGGTTCATTGGTTCGGCTTCAATTAATTTTGTACCTATATACTTATTCATTTATAAGCCTTCTTTCATTTTAATTATTATACCCGCCAATTTGAGCATAACTTAGAGGCTTGGCGGGCGGCTTGTACGGTTCGCATTGTTAGGAGGCGCTACAAGTCCTATCTCTTCTTGACTATCACCTATCTAATGTCTCATTATCAGACATATCTAGGTATTCAAGTATTTTCTGCTCTCGTTCTTTACTATAATATTTATAAGTTTTATACCAATCTTTAAATAAGTTATTACCTTTAGAACTAATCCCCTAAATATATTATAACATAGTTACGTAACTATTGCAACACTATTACATTTATGTTATACTACCTATGAGGTGATCTATTATGAGTATAGGTAAGGATAAAGTAAGGTCAAATTTAATCATAAAAAAGGAATTAAAAAAACAATTAGAAGAACTTGCTATTAAAGAAAATAGAAGCTTTAATAACTTAGTGATTACAATACTTGAAAGACATTTAGAGGCTACTGAAAAGTAGTCTCCTTTTTATTCTTCATCTAATGTTTCATTATCAGGCATAATTCCAAAACTACGTACGCAGTTTGGGTGTTCTAATAAGTGATCTTCAGCATAAGAAAAGCTCCAATATTGGCCATTAGATTCTGTGCAAATTTCATCATAATCACCATCAAATACCTTAACACCTGGCGCTCCACCTAATTTATAAGTTGCTATTGCAGCACTATTCCAGCAAAATCCGGTTTCTGTTCTAGCTATCGTTAACGCTCTACTTTCGCTGAAGGCATAATTGCTTTGAAGGTTTGTAGCTATTTGCTTTGGCGATAAGCCTTGATCCATATAACTCTGAAGATCATTTTGTAGCATTGTTTTTGTAGTATCATCCAAACTTGTAACTAGATCAGCGGTTCGTTGCTCTGCATATTCTTTAGCATAGCCCTGAAATACATCTTTATTACTTGCTTGATAAGTTGTATCTCTACCTGCAACTAATGTACTATCTGTGTAAATCTGCTCTAATATAGGTTCTATTAAGCTTGTAAGCTCCTGGTCCTGCATTGCTAATATTGCTGCAGCTATAGTCTGTTTAGTTTTATCATCAATAGCAATTTTTTTAAATTGTTTTTCTATATCCTTTGTAATTGCTAGTTTTTGTTTACCTAGGAACCTTTTTATATCCAACGCAAATTTTCCTACCCACGCTTCTTCTACTTTGTTTGTAAAGGTGGGTGCTGCTTGTTCTGCGTTGGCTTTATAAAAGGATCTACCATCTTTTTAGCCGCCACTGGCTTAGTATCTGGCAATGCTGGTGTAGTTGGTTGCGTTTGTGTTAATGCCTGTGTTGGACCTGCCTGACCTGGCACACCTGGATTTTTAGAAGCATTTTCTAATTGTAATAAGTTAGCTTTACTTTGTGCTACAATATCTTCTACGGCCATTACTGTACGACCTGCTACAAATAATCTAGGTACTGGATTAGCACTGTCTACCTGCATACCTAAACGCGTTACTCTTATTTCATCCGGGCTTATTACTCCGGTATTAATATAAATTTGATCTCTTTGTGCTATTACAAGTTGATCTTCCTGTTCATCTATATTTAAAAATTTAAACTTCAGGTTATCAATACCAAAACCATTTTTAATAATTCCGGTATAAATACTTTCAAAGTAGGTAGCACTTGGTTTTATAGATCTTCTATACTGCATATTTTCCTGAGTATCACCTGAAGATTTATTTACATTTTCTGTGAAACCTAATTCTGCTGGTGCTACTTTATAACCAGCGCAAGTCTTATTTAGCATAAACTTAGGAAAGTTAATGTCAAAATTAGCATTTTTAGCTTGCGTAACTTTACTTCCAAACGGGATGAAACGCGCTCTTTGCTTCATTGCTTGATCCCCAACCATTACATTATCATACATTTTCTGAAATTCTTTTATCTGGTTAGGTTGTTTCATATCCTCTGGTGCATTAATCCAACTATCAGGAATACTACCCTCTGTAAAATATTGTAAGAAATACATCTGATACCTAATATCTGTATTTATGTTATTTAACATCCATTCTATAGGTGTAAATCCATAAACGCTGTTATTTCTTTTTCTATGAGGCCTATAAATAATCTGATCTCTATTGAACCATGCCCAGGGCATACCCTGAATAAATTGCATATAAGCCGGGCTTGGTGCTACTGGAATACGGCCATACCAATCTATGAGTGGTGTTATAGTAGTTCCATCTACCGCTCTAAGCGCTCCAACTTTACCACCCTTAGTACGTTCTAAGCTTATTGTTAAAGCGTCATACGTTAACCAGTCATAAGCTAGACTATTTTGAAAATCGTCAAATGTTGTGTAGCCGTCTGGCTTATCAAAAAAGTTTTTTAACATTGCAATCTGAGTTGAATACTTAATAGTTGCGTTCTTATCATCTTCATCTACCGGAACTATTGCCCAGTCTAAGTTCCTAAGTTCATCCTGTCTAACTTCGATACACATTTGTGCTACATCGTAACATTCTACAATGCTTCTTATAGTATCATAGCTGACCGGCATATTGCTACGCGGGGATTGTACAATGTTTTGGCCTATCCGATACTCATATTGTCTAGGATCGGTACCTACTGGCTGTGTTGGATTAATAGGCTGACCTGGTGAAAATGCTTGACTTCCTACCATACCTTGAAGATCCATACTATTAATTATTTCTTTAGGTATTTGTACGTCTGCACCTAAGTTTCCTATAATACTTTGTATCGCTGCTACATGCGCCAGTGACGTTGTTGCTTTGCTCTTTGCAAAATTCAATGTCTATCACACCTCCTGTCCCATTTTTCTCTATAATCACTAAGTCTAGTAACATTATTGCTGCATAATATTTCAATTTCTTCATGTAATTTTATTTGCTCTGCTTCAAATTCCTTATTAAATGCAATTTTTTCAGCTTCTAATTTTCTTATTTTTTTATGCTGTTCATCAATTAGTAACTTAGCAAATATAATAATAAACTGAATAATCACCATTACAATTAAAAACGCGCCTATCCATGAATCTATATATTTTTGAAAGGTTGTTATTGGTGTTACATTACACCATATTAATATTAAAAAGACGCCTATATAAATTGCCGCCATGTTAAGAATATATTTATCTATTGGATCTTCTTTCATTGTTTTTCATCATTTTTAAAGCTATCATAAGTTTTTTGCATATCTTTTACTGTTTTACTTAGATCTTCAGGTAGAATAATATTACTTCTAAAGATCTTAGAAAAGTCTATTAAAACTCTGGACTTAACTTCTGCAAATACTTCATCACTCATATTATTTAAAATTTTATTTCTTTTATGCTGTGAATAAAAAGCATAAAACATAAATACAATTATGATTGTATCTATTAAGTACATCATAAAATTTAACTCTACTAACTTAATTAGTTCATAACTTAATATCATAAGGTAGCCGCCCTTCTTAATTCTTGCGCTATCTCAACTAAATACTGATAGTATGTAGGTAAAGAATGTAAGTAACAAAATTTAGCAAGTTCTAAGAAACGTTTTGCCGGAAGTTCTCTTGAAAAATGTACAAATTCTGCTTTATTTCTAGACTTTATGAAAATAATCATTTTAGCGGTTGTTTTCTTTTTCCCTCTACTACTCATTTTTTAATTACCTCCAAACTATTAACAAAGGCCCTATTAATACCTAAGTAGTAATTTGCTTGTCTGATTTCATATAAATCAATATCCTTTTGTATCCATAATTGAAAAACCTTATACTGTTCTTCATCTAATATGAATTTAACTGTTTTGTTGGACAAGTTGATTTTAATATGATACGTTTGTTGCTTGTCCTTTTTATTCAGTAGCATAAAACTATAATTTAATTT